ATGTGAGGTCGCGACGATCGGCATAGACGGTGGTGGCCTAGACGATCTTCTCGGGCTCTGTGTCGTCGGGCGGGAGAAGGAAACCCGCCATTGGCTGGTGTGGTCAAAGGCATGGGCGCACCCGATCGTGCTCAAGCGGCGCAAGGAGATTGCCGAGCAGCTTCGCGACTTCGCCAAGGCAGAGCCGCCGGAACTGGTATTCTGCCAGAAGCCGACGCAGGACCTCGAAGAAGTCGTCGCGATTTGCTGTCAGGTACGCAACGCCGGACTGCTGCCCGAGAAGGAAGGGATCGGCGTCGATAAACTCGGTCTGCCGGCGCTGGTGGACGCCCTCATCGCCGCTGAGTTCCAAACGGACGCAAATGGCGGGACGATCACTGGTATCGGCCAGGGCGGGTTTCTGAACGACGTTATCGTAGGCGTGGCTCGCAAGCTGGCCGATGGAACGCTGAAACACGCCGCCCAAGCCTTGATGAAATGGGCGGTCGGCAACGCCAAGGAAATCCTGAAGGGCTCGGCTCGAGCCATCACCAAGCAGACGTCAGGAACGGCGAAAATCGATCCGTTCATAGCCATGCTCAACGCTGCAAAGTTGATGAGCCGGAACCCGCAAGCAGGGAATCCCCCCGTGGACATCGACGACTTGATCAAGAATGCGATGGTGGTCTGATGGCCATATTCGGGCTGAACGGATGGTTCGGCAGTCTGTTCTTCCGTAGCGCCAGCTATCAGGCCAAGCTTACGGAAGACACATCGAACAGGCCGGATGGCTTGCAGCCGATCACGCCAGATGTGGCTATGCAGCTTGCTACGGTGTGGGCGTGCGTGCGGCTCCTGTCGGAGACGATCGGAACGCTGCCACTTGGCGTCTATCGCAAGGATGACAAGGGTCGCCGCAGCGCAGATTCTAGCCACGCGCTCTACGGTCTTCTGCATGACAGCCCGAACGCGGACATGTCAGCGGCCGAGTTTTGGGAGGCGTGTGTCGCCTGCATCTGCCTGTGGGGGAACTTCTACGCCGAGAAGGTTTATTCGGCGGGAACGCTGACGGCGCTGAATTTCCTTCAGCCGCAGATCATGAGTGTGAAGAGGGACCGCTACGGCGCGCGCGTCTACGTCTACAGCGATCCGAAGGGCCGCAGGGAACTGTCGGAAGATCAGGTTTTCCACGTTCGCGGCTTTGGCGTTGGCGGCGACATGGGCCTGTCGCCTATTAGCTACGCCCGAAAAACGCTCGGATTGGCTGGGGATACCGATGACGCCGCATCTACGGCGATGCGATCTGGAGTAAGGCCTGCCGGCTTTCTGGTGGTCCCGAACAAGACGACCCCTGAGCAGAAAGCGGACCTACGCAAAACCTTTATCGATCCGATCACTGGTCCCGGCGCAACGGCGAAGGCCGGCATACTTGAGCAGGGCATGGATTGGAGAGAGGCTAAAGGCCTTCCCCCGGAAGACCTCCAGCTCATACAAGGCCGATCGTTCAACGTCGAAGAACTGTGTCGCTGGTTCAGGGTGCCGCCGTTCATGGTCGGTCATACCGAGAAGTCGACGAGCTGGGGCACCGGCCTTGAACAGCAGATGATAGGCTTCCTGACCTTCTCGCTGCGGCCGTATCTCACCCGCATCGAACAGGCGGTGAAGAAGCAGCTGATCAAGCCGGCCGAGCGCAGTGCGGTCTATGCGGAGTTCGTTCTCGATGGCCTGATGCGCGCCGATAGCGTGGGCCGGGCCGCGCTATGGAACGCCTCGGCACAGAACGGCATCCGCACCCGCAACGAAATCCGCGAGAAAGAAAACCTGCCGCCGCTGCCGGGTGGCGACGTGCTGACGGTCCAGTCGAACATGATCCCGCTGGATCAGATTGGCGCCCTCGGCTCGCAAGACCAGCAAGCCCGCTCCGCATTCCTGTCCTGGCTCGGCTTCGACCAGATTGTCGAGCAGGCCGTCAAATCCCGCATCGGTCACAATGGCGGCCCACCCTTGGAGAACGACCAATGAAACGCAAGCACGGAACGCTGAAGGTTCGGGACTTCGACCTTGAAGTGAAGGCGGTCGGCGACGATGGCACGTTCTCTGGCTACGGCTCGGTGTTCGGCGTGGTCGACAGCTACAAGGAAATCGTAGCTCCTGGCGCCTTTTCCGAGAGCCTTGCCGAATTGTCCTCTAAGGGGCGGCCGGTGCCGGTCCTGTGGATGCATCGGGCGGACAGTCCTATCGGCGTTTGGGACGAGTTGAAGGAAGACGGGCGCGGGCTGCATGGTTCCGGCACCCTTCTTACCAGCGACGTTGCCCAGGCGCGCGAAGCCCATGCGCTGATGAAGGCGCGTGCCGTGACCGGCCTGTCGATCGGCTACTGGGTGCGCGAGTCCACCTATGACGAAAAGACGGGCATCCGCACCCTGACTAAGCTGGAACTGGTCGAGGTCAGTCTCGTCACCTTCCCGGCCAACGACGAGGCTCGCGTTGAGGCCGTCAAGTTCAAGCTGGCGCGCGGCCAGCTTCCCACCCTTCCCGAATTCGAGAGCTTCCTGCGAGAGGCAGGGTTCTCGAAATCCCAGCGCGCGGCGATCGCCAACCGTGGGCTGGCCTATCTGCTTCGGAGCGAGTCCGAGAGCGCGGCGAACAGCGAGGGCGTCAAGGCCCTATCGGAAACGCTGGCGGGGTTCTCCCTGCCGAAACTCGGGGCTTAGGAGGCCCAATCAACATGAAGATGATGATCACGCGGGCGCTGATCTCCAGCACCGCAATGAACCCGCATGCGCGCGAGTTCGGCCGCAAGGAAGCCGGAAACGACGAGCCCGACCTGAAGGTGCTCGCCGCCGGCTGCAAGAGCGCCACCCGCGAAGTTAAGCGCTTCGCAGAGGACGCCGACAAGAAGATGAAGGCCGGCGAACAGTTGTCGGCCGATGCCAAGAAGGCGGCCGACGAGGCGCTGGTGAAGCTCAACGAGATCGCCGCGCGCATGACCGAGGCCGAGCAGAAGCTCTCCCGTCGCGGCGGCGATGACCGTTCGGAGCGGAAGACGGTCGGCTCGATCGTCCTGGATCATGAGGAAGTGAAAGCCTTCATGGCCGATCGCGCTCGCGGCAAAAGCCGTGTCTCGGTCTCCCTCAAGGCGATCACTACGGCAGGCGGAGGCGGTGACGGCGCCGCTGGTGCCCTTGTCGAACCGACGCGGGTGCCCGGCATCATCGCGCCGCCTGACCGTCGCATGACTGTGCGGGACTTGCTCACGCCCGGCCGCACGGCCTCGAACGCGATCAAGTATGTCCAAGAAACCGGCTTCACCAACGCGGCAGCAGTGGTGGCGGAAAAAGGCCAGAAGCCGGAATCCAAGATTTCGTTTGACGAGAAGAACGTCAGCGTCTCGACGATCGCCCATTGGGTTCAGGCTTCGGTCCAGATCCTGGACGACGCTCCGATGCTTCAGAGCTACATCGATGGTCGCCTGCGCTACGGCCTGATGTATGTCGAGGAGCAGGAGCTTCTGAAGGGCGACGGCACCGGTTCACATCTGCTCGGCATCATCCCGCAGGCCAGCGAGTTCGACAGCCCGATCGAACTGGTTGCCGGCATGACCATCATCGACCAGCTTCGCTATGCGATGCTGCAGGCAGTGCTGGCCGAATATCCGGCGACCGGCCATGTTCTCAACCCGATCGACTGGGCCCGTATCGAGACCCTGAAGGATGATGTCGGACGCTACATCATCGGCAACCCGCAGGATGGCACCACGCCGACCCTGTGGCGACTGCCGGTGGTTGAGACGCCCGCCATCGATGCCGGTCACTTCCTGACCGGCGCCTTCAAACTCGGCGCGCAAATCTTCGACCGCGAAGATGCCAACGTCCTCCTATCCACCGAGGACCGCGACAACTTCATCAAGAACATGGTGACGATCCGTGGCGAGGAGCGCCTCGCGCTGGCGGTCTACCGTCCGGAGGCCTTCGTCTACGGCGAGTTCACGGAACCGGCCGTGGAAGACGCTGGCGGTGAAGGCGGCGGCGCCTGATCCCCAACGATGACCAGAGCCTCGGCCTTCGCGGGCCGGGGCTGTTTCCTGAAAACCCGGAGCAATCATCATGAAAGTCAGAGTGAAGCGCGCCTTCTATGGCGACGAAAAGGGCGTCAAGGCCGGTGACGTGATCGAGGTTGCGGCTTCCCGCGGCAAGGAACTGGCCGCAAAGGGCCTGGTCGAGATCATCAGCGCCGAGGAGAAAGAGGCCGAAAATCCGGAGAACAAGCAGGCTCCGACGCCCCGCAACAAGCAGGTGGGCACACCGGAAACCAAG